TGCTGTACTTCCATTTCCAGTTGGCACAGTTCCACCATTTTTATAATAGTTTAATGCTGTAGTAGCTGTACCTGGAATGTTTCCACCATAATAAGTGTCGATACTTCCACTCTCTCTTGCAGTTCCAGATGATCCACTAGCTTTTGCATTTGAAGTGTTAATATTTGCAAACTCAATATCTCTTTTAAGTTCTTTACCTACTTTAGCCATTTGGTATGCAAGTTCTTGACCTCTACCATAATTGCTTACAGCTTGATCTGTTCCTGTTACACCAACAGCTTTAGCTGTAATTTGCGTGTAGTTTTGAAGTTTTACAGTTGGAGCTCTTGTGTCCAATCCGTAAGTGTGACCTTCGACTTGTGCATTCGCACCTGCTGGCTCGAGTGCATCTGTCTGCCATTCATGTAAAGTTTGAGTGGCTGTGCTTTTTCCTGCATTAGAAATAAAAGGTGTCTCAACTGGCGAAATATTGTATATGACATCAGCGAAACTCGGTTTTATACCAACACGATCAAAAGTTTCTGTGACATTAGTTGGAATTGCCATAGTTTATCCTTTATCGTTATTGAAGCATCTCAAGAAACACATCTTGTGCATCTTGTAATCCTCCAGATTGTTTCAGTTTATTCATTCTCTTACTCATATCCTGTTGCCTATCAGACTCTTCTCTGACATTTGACGCATTAGAAGAAACGACTTTTGGAGCTCGTCTAACTTTTTTATCTTGTAACTTTGTATTTTTTAATTGTTTATACCTGTATGCATCTACCAAAAGCAAAACTGCTCTATGATCGACCATCATATCAATTTCTTGTTCCGTATAACCACTTTCCAAAGCAAAGTTTTTAAGATTACGAGTTAGCTCTGCACCTTTTTCTTTGTCAGCATAGACTGGAAGTTTCTCTGCTAAGATTTTGCGTTCATTTTGAATATAATTTTGATAAATTTTATTCTGCTCATCTCTTTGCTCATTTTGAATGCGTTGTTTTTCTTGCTGTGCAAGTTGTAGCATTTCTTTTTGTTTATCGGACTCTGCTTTTTTGCGTACATACTCAGCAGGATTGTCTTGATAAAGAGCTTCCCAATCCACTTTTTCTTCTCGCTGTAAATTTTGAGTTAAGACCTCAAGTTGTTCAGCATATTTATTTCGAGAATTTTTGACTGCTTCGAGTTCTTTCGTTAAGTTTTCTTGCAATGACTCAACATCTTTGCGTTTATCACTTAACTCCATATTCTTTTTGGTATAGTTTTTTTCTAACTGATAGCCCTTCTTTAACTCTTGTAAATTAACTTTATAATCTTCGCCATTAACTTTGACATCATAAAGTGTTTCCTCGTTTTCAGAAGATGCGTCATTTTCATCTACTATTTCTTGTCCATCTAAATCTTCTAACAAGGGATCGCTATTATCTTTTTCAAGAGTAGCTTTCTCTTCTTCCAATTTAGGTGTTTCAGACTCTTCGCTTCCTTTTGCAGTCTCGTCATTATTTAAAAGGTTGGCGAATGCCTGTGCTGTTGCTGTTTCATCATTTAAGATGGTAGAGTCATTAGACTCTGTTTGTGAAACAACAGACTCCTGTGAAGGTGTATCTGCCATTTATTTCTCCTTATTTATTGATCTGTTTAGATGCCAGTTTGCCTGTTTCCATAACAGATTGGATTTGCACTAGAAGGACATTTAACATTTTTTCCATCATGTAAATTTTTTCTCTTCCCTCTGTGTCTCTTATCGGAGAGCTCAACCATTCTTGTCGTAGCTCTGCCGAAACTTTTTGTACTGCTTCCACAAATATTTCATCTTCTAATATTCGTTTTGCTTGATGTCCTCTTTGTTGTTCTTTTTCTAAATTCATTAAATGCCAAACTCATCAAATTTATCAACATCTTCTGATCCAAATGGGTTACCACCAATTACAACATTTCCACCACCAGTCATTTGATTACTTGATGTACCACCTCTGCCTGTGCCATAATCTACTCCACCTTGAGTTTGTTGCGAAACAGCAGGTAATGGTGTTCCAGATATAAATGAATATCCTGTGTTGCCTTGACCATCATTAAAATTTTGTTGGTATGTATCTCCAAACGCATCAGTTACAGGCTCATTCATATTGTTTGCAGGTAACATACTTTCTATACCACCAACATTTGTGTTTACATTTTTATTAGCTATATCAAAAATTGCTTTATTATTTTTATCAAAGTTACCTGTAAAATAACCTCTTCTTGTTAATTCATCTTTAATAAAATTTTTACGCATTTCATTTTGTTTACCAAACAGTAATTGAAACTGAGAAGGCATAAACATATTACTCATTGTAACTTCTGTGCCTTTACTTGGAAGATAACCAAGAGGACTATTTTTTAAAAAACCACTTGTCATATAATCAAGTAAATCCTCATCACTTGCATTTTTCATATCTTCAATAGACATATAAGGTCGTTCTTCTGGATCATCTCTATCGTTATCTTCTTGATAAGCTGATTGACCAAATTGTTCTATTGGCTGACACACACCATCAACTAACATAAAACCAGGAGGACAAGGATCAACTGGTGCATCTGTTGGTGCACTAAAATCTAATTGTGGATTTGGAAACTGTGCTGATGGATCTAATACACCTGCATTTTCTTGTTCAGTTCTAATATCATATAAAGGATTACGAAAGTTGCCTGCACTATTAACATTAGGTGTAGTATTTAATTTGCCATCTAAATAATCGTTAATAATACCTTGTGCTTGTGATCCTTGCATAAATGGAGTGAATGCCATTAATTTAATCCTTGTTGTAGAATTTTAGAAGCCAATTTTTCTTTTTCTAGCTCTGTTACATTTTGCTCTCTAACAACTTGTGTTGCGAGTTTTTGTTCATCTAAATTAAGTTTTTGCATTTTCATTTGATTATCAGCTTCTAATTTTCTATTTTTAAAATCCATGTCTGCCATTGCCTTTTGTTTACGAAGTTCTATATCTTGTGATGCAAGTTGCAGAGCAGGATCGGGTTTTTGTTCTTGTGGTTGTGGTGGTGGTTGTTGTGATGGATTATTAAAAAATTGCGTTGCATCTTTATATCCACTATTTTGCAAATATGCTTCTATTGTATTGTAAATTGTTTGTGGAGTAACCATACCCATACCACCCATACCAATCATTTTTTCTTGCACATTTAAAACTTGTTGTAAAACTTGTAATCGTTGATCTTGGTTTCCTGTACCTAGTCCTACTTGAACAGTACAATCATAATGATCTGTCCATTCTCTTGGATTCATTGGCACAAACTGACCTCGTAATTTAACTATTCTTTCTTGATCCTGGTATTCACAAATAACAGCAAGAATATTTTTAAATATATCTTTTACTCCATCAGCAAAACTTCTTGCAATAAGCTCAATGCGTTGCGTTGAACTGTTCATCATTTGATTTACTGACTGTGCAGTTGTATGCGATTTGTTTATTGTGTCTGGATTTAATCCCATTAATTGATTTGGTACACCAGATCTTTTTTCTTTTAATTGATCTATCTTTTGCATCATTGCCAAACCTTCGTTTAAGAAGTTTGGTGCTTGTATAGGTGTTACTGCATTAGGACTTTTAACTCGTACAATGCCACCTACTCTATTAGTAAGAATGTCATCCAGATTTGCCTGCCCATCAACAACCATAGTTCTTGCGTTGTTTTGCAAATACATATTATCTAAAGTTTGTCTTGTAATAGCTGTGCTCATGTTTTGCACATCAGCCAATAAATCATACATAGATAAACCAAAAAATCTAAATGGCATTGGTATTGCTACACACATAGCAAAAGGAAGATTGTTTATTTCTTCGTTTTCTAAAATAATGTAATTATTATAACCACTACCACCAACAATAATCTTTCTTAACTCTGCAATGCCATCGCCATCAACATCTGCTCGCATGTAACACTCTGTAATTTGTTTTACACGCATAGAAGGATCAATCATTTGTGCTTCTAAATCAGTTGTTGCATCATCATACGATCTTCTGACAACAGCTTCAGTATTAAAAACTTCTTCTTCTGCACTAGGTAGGTTTTCAACATCTTTTCTGTTAAAACCCATATCAACTAGCTCAGAAACAGTTTTTGTTACTCTATGAGCAATAAAGTCACAATCTTTGAGTGATTTTGCTCTGGAAGATACAAGTATTTCTTCTGGAGGAACTGCATCTATTTGGCATCTGCCATACTCTTTTGATCTTCTTAGTTCTACATCATAAAATAATTGTAGATCTTCTTCTTCAATAACTTCTGTATTTATTATTTCTACTTCATCATCAATAAGAAGTGCCTGGTATTGTGTTTCGTCTAAGTGTTTATAAGTTTCTCTTTTTTGTTGCTTGCTTGTTTTCCAATACACTTTACAAAAACCATTCTTTTGAAGCAATGCAGTCTTAAACATGGAATGCAAAATACTAAAACCATCGTTATCTCTATTAAAAATAAAGTTACAATAGTCAGTAATCTGCTCTGCATAAGGTACATCTTCAGCATTTTGTGGCTCAAAATTAACCATCTTATCTGATTGTGTAAACATACGCATCAAACTAGGAAGCATGCTCTCTACAACTTCTAATAGATCTTGTGATACAACACTTGATCTACCTTCTACTTCGTTGCCAAGAGGCTCTCCTAAATAATATTTAAGAGCATCTTCTCGTTGTTTTGCTAAATCACTAGAATAAAACCCAAGAGAATTTGTAATCTCCTGTGATATTAATGCGAGTAATTTTGATTTTGATAATTTTGCCATTTATTTAAACTATTCCTAAATTATTGTATTCTAATTCTGTATTCCATTCGCTTGACTGATTATTGCCTACTGCAAAGTATCGAAAAGCATCTGCACTATGTGATGTCCAATCATGGACTGGTTTATTTTTTAATTCGCCTCGTTCATTACTTGCCCATCGGTATTGACGAAGAGCATCGAGTCCATGTTTTGTTTTTTCGTGGTCAAACCAACACCTAGATAAAACCATTCTCACAGCATTAATGCCATCTTCGACAGAGAGCTTTGGAACAATAGAAGTTCTTAGTCCTAAACTTTGTGCTGTCTCAATTCTTGATACTCCAGTTCCAAGTTCTCTGACACTTGCATCATGTGGGAGAAAAGCTGTGGAATATACATATTTTTTTTCATCAAGAACAGTTGCATAAAATTCTAAACTCTCGCCACTATCCTCGTAGTAATCTATAATATGGAATGCACTTCCTTTTTGTTGCACAAACCAAATAGCAGTTTTATCTGCCATCCCAAGATCCCAATAAGTATCAACTTTTAAACTTGTGTCATAAGGAACTTTTGTTATGCGATTTTCTTCTTCTGCTTTTGCAATGCCTTTTGAATAAATAGAGCCTATGGCTGAACTGTCAAAAGAACATTCGAATTCTGCTTCAAATATTTCTTCTGGCATTAAGGCTTTAGCCTCATTAAGCTCTAGCTCTGAAATAATATTCGTTGTACTTGCTTTAAATGTTTCTGCATACCAATCTTCTTGATGTAATGCATGGTCATATAACTGGTGGAAGCTGTTATGACCTTGAGGAGTACCAATAGCAATCATAAAGCCTTCTCTATCGGATAAAGCAGGTCTAATTACCTCAGTCCATAATCTAGGAGGCATTTGAGCCACCTCATCGAGTACAACTCCATCAATGTATAAACCTCTTAAACTATCTGGTCTTTCGCATCCTAATAACTGTATTCTTGCACCATTCGGTAGATCTGCTCTAAGCTCAGTTTCGTGGTAAGTAACATCTGGTAAGACACCAGTATATTCTTTGACATAATCCCAAGCAGTTCTTTTTGCCATTGAGTATGTAGGAGCTAGATAATAGTATCTAGGTCTTGGCAATGTATTCTGCATTGCTTTTTTAAGTAACTCATTAATACAGAGAACAGTCTTGCCAAATCGTCTATGACAGACCAGGACATTAAATCGTTTTAAATTCTTATGGACAGCTTTTTGATGTTCTCTAGGTTTGTAGGGTATGACAATTTTCATACTTCATTCCCCCAAGCATCCCAACCATCTACTTTTTGTCTAGCAAATAATTCTATTCGTGGAAGATCTCCACATAGTTCTACAATGCGATCTCTTACACAATCTGGTTTTCGTGAGTGTTCTCTAATTGGCTCATAAACTACTTGATGAACTGCTTTAGAAACTCTTTGTGGTTTTCCTTTTGTTGCTAATAAACAAATTTCATTATTGGCTCTTGTCCAATATCCTAAACCCCAAAATAGACTATCTGACTTCTTGTTTTTTTTAATCCAACTAAAGCCACAAGTTTTATATGTAAATCCCCATTCTTCTATTGTTTTAATACAATCAATTAATTTTGGATAAGTAACCCATAAAAATAAAATACAATTTTCATCTGCTATGTCTTTAATTGGAAGTTTCCATATTTCATCCATAGACATTGTATTATATTTTGATGTAACATTTCTTTTTCCACCTTCTCCCCAAGTTTGATAATGCCAAGCAGGATCAGAATAAATAATGTTATATTTTTTGTCTGGAAATGGTATCAAGCATCCTTACTTCCTTGCTCTAAAATATCTTTCATACTGGCAACATCGTTTCCACTTACAACACCTTTTCCTGCTCTATCTGGAAGATGCGTTTTCTTTGATAAAGCTAAGACAAGTTCTTTAAATGGATCGATAGTTTTCTTTTTAGGTTTTGTTTTCTTTTTCATAAAATTTCCGTTAGAGGTGGTTTTTGTGTTAAAATGGGATGGCATTAAAATAAACCAGACCAAGTGGGGTTATTTAATTTATTTTTTGCAGATTATTAGACAATCAACAAATCATCAGATGTTATAAAAAATATCAGATATTATAAAAAATATTAATTAACCAAAATCCGACCATAAGTATAATTTTTGAAGCATAGCCTAGAATAATATACTTGGTATTGTAGTATGTAATAAAAATAATGGCTGTTTTCTGCCATTTTCCAGCATGTTCCTGTTTTGTTCCTCACATGA